CGCGGAGGGCTATGGCCTCTGCAAGTGGCACCACATGCGGCATCCGCTGGAGGGGAACACCTTCGCAACGATGCGCCAGATCTACGGCCCGAGCCTGATGGATGGCTCGCGGACCTTCCACGAGACGTACGGCTCCGACGACGAGCTGATTGCAAACCAGACCTACATCAACGAACTGAGGGCAGCAGCATGATGGACAGGAGCAAGACCAATGCAGGCCGAGTGCGCGCGCTGTTCGAGCGCCTGCCATCCGCGGCGCTGGTGGCCCGCGAGATCTACCAGGGCGTGGGTGCAACGACGCCCGCCGACCGTGACCGAATCCGCAGCGCACTGCGGGACCTGACCGAGGCCGGCTACCTCGTGAAGGATGGGATGGGCCAGCGGGCGTTGTTCCGGCTGTCGGGCATCGGCATGCCCCGGGCATTCGTTGTAACGGATGAGCAGCGCGAGCGCTGCCGTCTCGACAAGGCGCACAAGGAGGCTCTGCGCCGGGCCGCAAGGCGAGGCAAGACGGCCATCCCACGTCCTGCGGACAAGATGACGATCAACCGGTCGCGTGTGGAGAGGCTGTCTGGCCTGGCGCCGGCGAAGGCTTGGGGCAAGGAGAGGGATGGCCAGATCCTGACTGAAACGGTGGAGCAGTTCGAGGCACGCGGCGGGCAGGTGCAGCGCCTGACGGCCAGCTGGGAGCAGCGAGCATGAGCAAGCGGAAGATCATCGCTGCGGCCAAGCGGCGTGGCCTGTCTGTCGTCAACGCGGCGTGGGAATGGACGGTGGGTGGTGGCGAGCGCTACCCCCAATGGGTTGTCGACTTCGGACCGGAGATCGATGAGCTATACGGCGAGAGCGAGGAACAGTTCTTCGAGGACACCGACGCAGCCATGCAGTGGCTGGAGGACCTGATCGCGCTTCCGCCGAGGCCCAAGTGGCTTCCTATCGCCGAGGCGCCGCAGGACGGCACGCGGCTGATGCTGTGGGACTCGGTGAGCAGGCGGCCGGTGTTCGGGAGCTGGCGCGGGGACAACCCGGCGATCACGCACTATGCGGCCGAGCCGGCCGGCCCGGAGGTGGCCTGATGGCAACCAAGCCTTTTGTGGCGGGATGGGCGCTGATCCTGATCGGAGCCTGCGGGAATGGACCGTGGTGGGCGAACGCCGCGGTTGGCCTGATCGGTGTGCTTGTTGTCAGGTCGTGTAGCCAGAAGGAGCGCAGTTGATGGACGCCATCGAGAAGCGGTCGCGTGAGCTGTTGGCTGTGGAATACGAAAAGTTCGACCTGCCCAGCACTGCGGCAGGGGCCCGGGCGGGCGCATATGACCTCAACCCGTCTATGCGCGCCGTGGTAGCCGCCCTCACGCCGCCCGAAGAACCGGACCAGGCGCTGCTGGTGAGCATGGCGATGCTCGTCTACCACGGGTTCGGTCTGCTGACGCCGGAACAGAAACAGTCCCAGCTGCGCGAAATGCGGAAGCTGTGGGACGAGGTCATGGGCCGGGGTTACTACTCGCCCGAAAACCGCGAGCGCTACATCGCCATGCTCGCTGCTCGCCCGGAGGCCCCATGAGCCAGCAACCCGCCGATCACCACCACAACCGCGAGCCGGGCTGGCCGGCATGGGGCCGGCAGAACCTGACGCTCACTGCTGCTGTACGGATGGTCCGCATGTACGGAGACCGTATCCCATCGGTTGCCCAGCTTCGGGCCGACTTCGGCGTCAGCCGTGCGACGGCATTCCGTTGGCGCGCGGCCTTCCGCGATGCGATCGAGCAGAACGAGGCCGCCCATGCAGGCTGACCGCGCGCTGGAGCTGGTGCTTCCCTGGCCGAGCAAGGATCTGTCGCCGAACGCCAGAGTGCACTGGCGGAGGAAGGCCGAGGCCACGGCGTTGGGACGGCAGCTGGCCGCTGTTCGTGCGTACGAGGCGGGGTGGAAGGGCGCGAAGCTACCGCTGGGCCGACTGCATCTCTGGCTCGACTTCTACCAGGCGCCGGGGAAGACGCTTCCAGACGACGACAACATGATTCGCAGGTTCAAGCCGTATCGCGACGGTATCGCCCAGGTTCTGGGTATAGACGACAGGCGATTCGTCATCCATCCATATGTGCACGACGAGCGCCGCAAGGGCGGCCAGGTGGTGGTTCGGATTACGGGCGGGCCGGCGGCGGCCGGCCAATCAACGACTGGGGAACGGGCATGAATCCACGTGAGGCGATGGGACGGCTGGGGCCGACCACGGTGAAGTTCGATATCGGCCGGGGCGGCGGGAAGCCGGACCTTACGAACCAGGACATTGCCGCGGCGCTGGGCATGGTGCCGGCGGGGCTGGGTCGGGAGTTGCTGGAGGCGTGCTGGTGGCCGGACGCCGCCGCGCTGCGCCGGCACAAGCTTCGGGATGCGGTCATCGCGCTGGTAACGCCAGAGCTGCAGCGACAGCAGCGCCGGCTGGCTGAGGCTCGCACGGATCTTGGACTGGCCGAGGTTTGCATCGGCTGGGCCGGCGCAGCAACGGCGGAACAGCGGGCCAACCGCGATGCGGCCCAGCAGCGGCTGGGCCGGGTGAAAGCGCAATGCTGGCCGATCAGCACCTTGGAATCACTGCCGACGCTGGCTATGGCCGTGATCAATGAGATTGCCCAAAGGCCGCACTGCGTCAGCTGCGAGGGCAGGGGCCAGGCGGTGTCGGGCGAGCTGCTGATGACGTGCAAGGTGTGCGGCGGGTCCGGGCTGGGCCAGGTCAGTGACCGCCGGCGCGCGGCGGCCATCGAGAGGGACGAGGCGGGCTACCGGCGGACGTGGAAGCCTGTGTACGAATGGCTGCTCACCAAGATGGTTGAGGCAGAACAGGAGGCGGCTTGGCACATGAAGCATGCACTGAATCCGGCTGCATAGGGGGTGCTAAGATCCCGCACAAAATCCATGGAGTGGCTGATGATCTTGGAATTCCAGACCGCCGCACAGGCAGTTAAGGCCGGTGCTGATCTGCTTCGCGGAGTGCTGACGGCGGAGAAGGCTCTCAGCGAGGCCGAGTGGAAGCTGAAGTTGGCTGATGCGATCAGTTTGCTTGCCGACGCTCGGATGGCGATCGTCGATGCGGGCGACAAGACGGTGGAGCTACAGAAAGAAATTGATCGCTTGAATGGCGCGCTTGCCTGTAAGGATGCTGTGGTTCGGTTCAATGGCATGTATTACCGAAAGGCGGAAGACGGTATGCCTGTTGGGGAGGCCTACTGTTCACATTGCTTCGAAGTTGAAGGACGGCTGGTGCATGTAATCCGAAACACGGGAAAGTTCATTGCGCCCTGCCCGCGATGTAAAGCCGAGTACGATAAGCGCATGACTGCTGCTATCCCCGCTCGAACAGGAAACGGTGCGGAGGTGACACCTCCGCAGGAAACCTGACAAAGTAGCTACCATCGCGCACGACCCGACCCCGGCCGCCCAGCCGGGGTTTTTCATTTCAGGATCCGCCATGGCACAGATCACCCTCCAACAAGCTGGCGGCGTGAACGTCGTGGCCTTCCTCGACATGCTTGCCTGGTCCGAAGGTACGGACAATGGCAAGCAGGCCACCAAGGACCGCGGCTATGACGTGATCGTCGGCGGGCAGTTGTTCAAGAGCTACGCCGACCATCCGCGCGTGCTGGTGGATCTGCCGAAGCTGAAGATCCAGTCCACGGCAGCCGGCCGCTACCAGCTGCTGCGCCGCTACTACGACGCCTACAAGAAGACGTTGGGCTTGAAAGACTTCGCGCCCTTGAGCCAGGACTTGATCGCGCTACAGCAGATCCGGGAGCGCCGCGCGCTGCCGCTGATCCAGGCGGGCAAGATTCCCGAAGCCATCAAGGCGGTGCGCAACATCTGGGCGAGCCTGCCGGGCGCTGGCTACGGCCAGCACGAGCACAAGTTGGCCGACCTGCTGGCGGTGTACCGCAAGGCCGGCGGGACGGTGGCGCCATGATCGGGGTCAACGTGGACTGGCAGGCCGTTGGTACGGCAGTTGGCGGCCTCATGGTCGGCGCCGGTGGCGTTGCGCTGTGGTGGCGCAAGCAGTTTGTAGAGACCGCCAGGGAAGGGGCCGAGGTCAACGTGATCCAGCTGATGCGCGAGGAAGTGACCCGGCTGGGCGAACGAGTTGGCCGGATGGAGAGGCGGGAACTGCGCCTCATACGGCATATTTACCGGCTTGAAGGCCTGATGCGGGCGGCCGGTTTGGAGCCGCCGCCGTTCGACCCGGACAGCGAAACGATCAAGGCAGGAGGTTCGGAGTGAACCGCATTGCCATTGCAATCGCTGCCTTCGCCCTGTGGTCCAGTGCCATGTTTGTGGCCGGATGGGCCTGGCGTGGTGACCAGGCTGAGCGCGACGCATCTGACAAGTTGCTATCAAGTACCGCGCAAGCTTTACAGCAAGAGCAGTCGGTGCGGACCACTGAACACCGGCAGGCCGACACCCTGGCCACCATCGGAGCCAAGCATGAAGAAGATCGCACTGCGGCCGCGGCCGTCCCTGCTGCTGTTGCTGCTGGCGTGCGTGATGGCAGCCTCCAGCTGCGCGACGACCTCGCCACCTGCAATACCGCTCGCCTGTCCCAAGCCGTCGCCGGCGCCGTCGAACGTGACCAGGCAGCCCAACTACGAGCAGAGGTCGCGGGCGCTCTTGTTCAAATCGGACGAGACGCCGACGACCACGTCCGTGCCTGCCAAGCCGTAATCGATGCAGACCGAAGCCCAGGACCGGGCTGATGCCACGCCGCGCGCCGAAGCACAACGCCATGCCAGGGCAGGCGGCGGTGCACGTTCCGCCCGCAGCAGTGAGGCAGACCACGGCTGAGCGTGGCTACGGCGGCCGATGGCAGCGAGCCCGAGCGACCTACCTGCTGAGGCACCCGCTGTGCGCCGAGTGCCAGCGGTCGGGCCACGTCACGGTCGCGACGGTGGTCGACCACATCACACCTCACAAGGGCAGCCAAGCGCTGTTCTGGGACACCGACAACTGGCAGCCCCTCTGCAAGCCCTGCCACGACCGCAAGACCGCGACCGAGGACGGCGGGTTCGGCAACTGGCACCGAGGTGCCAAGGCGACCCCGAAATGCGCGCGTAGACGCGAATGAATCGCAACAACGACAGATAGGGCGGGGGGAGGGTCAAAAGTTGGGGCGGTTCGCCTCCCTGACCGTGCGCCCAGCCTTTTTTTCGCACCGTCAAAATTGAGATTTGAAAAATGAGAGGACGGAAGCCGACCGCTCCGGCCCTCAAGGTGATTGCCGGAACCGCCCGGCCGGACCGTGAGGCGCCTGACGCTCCCGAGTTCGACCTGATCGACGTGTTCCCCGACCCGCCGCAGCACCTGAACGTCAACGGGGCTGCAATGTGGAATGACCTTGGCCCCCAGCTGGTGGCAGCCAAGGTTCTCCAGACGGTGGACCTGTATGCACTGCAGCAGCTCTGCTACGCCTGGCAGGTCCAGGTGGCCAAGCAGATGGCAGGGGTGGATATCACAGCCGCTGAACAGACCGCGCTGAAGGCGCTGATGTCCGAGTTCGGTATGACGCCGGCGAGCAGACGCAAGGTGAGTTCTGGTGGCGCCGAGAAAAAGCCCGGCAACAAGTTCGGCGCCCTCCCGGCGCTCGCCAAGTAAAAAGAAGCCAGCGAAGCCGACGACTGCGGCGCGCCACCGGCGGCGCCCGAGCCCGGATCCGGCCGACTACGTGGCGGTGGCCATCGACTACGCGCAGGAAGCGGTGGAGGATCGGAAGGGCAAGGCATTCGGGTTGCTGATTCGCCAGGCGGCCAAACGCTTCTTGGACGACCTGGCCCGCGCGAAGAAGAGAGGATCAGCGTTCACGTTTTCACCCGCGCATGCAGTGCACGCCTGCGGCTTCATTGAGCTGCTGCCGCACGTTGAAGGCTCTTGGGAGACTCCCGAGATCCGCCTGCACCGGTCCCACGTATTCTTCGTGGTCCAGCTGTTTGGGTTCCGGAAGCTCGATGGCACACGTCGCTTCACCTCAGCGCTGTTTGCGGTGGCGCGCAAGAACGCCAAGTCCACATTGGCCTCAGCCATCCTGTTGTACTGCCAGTGCTGCGAGAACGAGGAAGGCGCCCAGGTCATTTCGGCGGCCACCACCTTCCCGCAGGCTTCGATCATCTTCAATGTCGCCAAGCGGATGGTGGAGAAGACGCCGGACCTTCGGGAGGCGTATGGGCTTGAGACCTGGGCCAAGTCGATCAGCCGCATGGAGATCGGCGCCAGCTTCAAGCCCATCCACGCGAAGGCAAGCACTCAGGACGGCTTGAACCCGTCCCACGTCGGCCTTGATGAGATCCACGCGCACAAGACCCCTGACCTACTGAACGTCCTGCAGTCCGCTGCTGGCGCCCGCCGCAACCCGCTCTGGCTGTTCACCACGACCGAGGGATACACCAACCCCGGCCCCTGGGCTGAGATCCGGCAGTTCGTGAAGCAGCTGCTGGCCGGCGTGTTCAAGCACACGGCCGACCATTACCTGGCAGTGTTCTACGCTGTCGACGAAGACGACGAGGACTTCGACGAGGCGAGTTGGCGAAAAGCCAACCCCCTGATGGAGGTAAACCCGCACCTCCTGGGAGCTATCCGAAAGGAGGCGGTCGAGGCTAAGGCCATGCCGTCCAAGCTGGCTGAGTTCCAGATCAAGCGGCTGAACCGGCCGGCCTCGGCGGCAAACGGCTGGGTTGCACTTCGCAAGTGGGCAGCCTGCTCTGGTGAGGTCGACCTTGAAGCGCTGAAGGATGTTCCATGCTGGGGTGGGCTGGATCTGGCCAGCACCAGCGACCTGACATCGTTCCGGCTTGTCTGGCGGGTGGACGGGAAGATCATCACCTGGGGCCGCCGATGGGTTCCAGAAGAGGCAGTAAAGCAGCGTACGGAGCGCGGCACGGTCCCATACGCGGGCTGGGTCGCGTCTGGCCACCTCGAAACGACCGAGGGCGAGGTCACCGACTACGCCCATATCGAGAGGTCGATCCTGGACGTCGTCTCTGGTTTCAACGTTCAGTCAATCGCGTTCGATAGCTGGAATGCAACCGAGGTTGTGGGCCGGCTTCTGGCCGCCGGCGTGCCGATGGTGCAGTTCATCCAAGGACCGAAGTCGTATCACCCGGCCATGCAGGATCTGGAGCGCGCCTACGTAGGCAAGCGCTTCGTCCATGACGGCGATCCGGTGCTGACTTGGTGCGCTTCCAACCTGGTGGCACGGCGAGACCAGAACTTGAACATGGCGCCCGACAAGAAGCGATCGAGCGAAAAGATCGATGACATGACCGCGCTGCTGATGGCTGTTGGTATCAGCATCCCCGTTGCTGAAGAAAAGAGTGACAAGAAGCTTGTCCTCATGACCCTGGGATAGCCCATGAAGAACGAGAACCGCGCCTACAGCCTGCTGGAGGTCAAGAACTACGACGACGACGAGCAGGTGATCACCGGCTGGGCGACAACCCCCGAGCCTGACCGGTACGGCGATGTGGTCGAGCCTCTGGGCGCGAAGTTCGCTGCCGAGCTTCCGTTGCTCTGGCAGCACCGGCACGACAGCCCCGTGGGCATCGTGAAGTTCGGCAAGCCCACAAAGGATGGCATCCCATTCACCGCTAGTGTGGCGAAGATCGCCACCCCGGGCGCGCTGAAGGACATGTGCGATCTGGCCTGGCAGTCGGTCAAGGAAAAGCTGGTGCGCGGCGTGTCGATCGGCTTCCGCGCCCTCGAGTACAGCTACATGGATGGCGGTGGAATTCGATTCACCGAGAGCGAGATCTACGAGCTCTCTCTGGTAACGATCCCGGCCAACGCCGCGGCAACGATCCAGAGCATCAAGGCCATGGATACCAGCGGAACGCGCCGCCGAAGCAGCTACGGCGTGCCCCTGATTCAGTGCCAGAAGGCAGTGGTAGCGAGGCCTCCTGGCGGCGCAGTGAAGTTGCTGGACTGAAGTAACGGCCCACAGGGCCACGCGGGGTGGAACCCGCTCCCCTCCATTTTGCAGGCACTGCCCGGGGTGGAACCCGGGCCGAAGGGCTGCGCCAATCTCAGAGAGATCAAGATGACCATTCAGGAACAGCTGGAGAAGCTCCGCGCCACGCGTGACGCCCAGCAGAAGAAGCTCAACGAAGTCGCCCAGAAGTCCATGGACGAAAGCCGTTCGATGGACACCGGCGAAAAAGAAGAGTTCGACAGCATCGAAGACCAGATCAAGTCCCTGGACGATGACATCGACCGCCTGACCCGACTACTCGCCGTGCAGGCGAAGTCCGCTGTGCCGGCCGCGCAGATCGTGCAGGAAAACGGCTCCGCGACCGATCCGAAGCGCGCCGCCGGCGCCGCCAGTGGCAAGGGCCCGGCTCTAATCCACAGCCGCAGGAACGAAGAACAGGGCATCGGCTTTGCCCGATTCGCCATGGCGATGTATGCGGGCAAGGGCGACGTTTCCAGCGCCAAGGCCTTCGCGGACAACACGTTCCGCGACGATGTGCGGCTGAACGAGATCATGAAAGCAGCGGTTGCCGCTGGCAACACCACTGATCCGTCGTGGGCGGGCAACCTGGTCCAGTACCAGAACCTGTCGAGCGAGTTCGTCGATTTCCTGCGCCCGCGCACCATCATCGGCCAGCTCGGCCAGGGTAACGTGCCGGGCCTGCGCCGCGTCCCGTTCAACGTCCGCATCCCGGGCAAGACTGCCAAGGGTCGTGCACAATGGGTGGGTGAGGGCTTCCGTAAGCCGGTGACCAAGTCGGGCTACGACGCGGCGGAGCTGAAGTGGGCCAAGATTGCCGGCATTTCGGTGATCACCGAGGAGCTGGCGCGCTTCTCCGACCCGTCGATCCAGATCCTGGTGCGCGACGACCTGTCCGACGCGGTCATCGAGCGCATGGACGAGGACTTCGTCGATCCGGCGAAGGCCGCCGGAACTGGCGCAGGTCTGTCGCCGGCCTCGATCACCAATGGCGTGACCGCGATCCCTTCCACGGGCGACGTTTACGCCGATATCCAGGCTCTGTGGGCCACGGCCGACGATACGAACCTGCCGGTGTCGAGTGCGGTCTACATCACCGACAGCGCTACCGCACGTCGCCTGTCTGGTCTACGCAACCCGCTGATGGCCCGTGAGTTCCCCAACGTCTCGATGACCGGTGGCGACATCGATGGCGTGCCGCTGGTCGTGTCCAACTACGTTCCGTCGGGCATGTTCATCCTGGCCTTCGCCAGCGAGATCTACCTGGCTGACGACGGCGTGGTCACCATCGACGTTAGCCGCGAGGCCACGATCATCATGGACGATGACGCGACCGCCACTCCGACGATCGCGCAGATCCAGAGCATGTTCCAGACGAACCAGCTGGCCATCCGTGCCGAGCGCTTCGTGAACTGGAAGAAGCGCCGGCCGCAGGCGGTCTCCTACCTGACCGGTGTCGAATGGGGCAACCCGGTCGACGCGGGCGGTGGTGGCGGCTGATTTCTGTAGTTGTCGGCGGGGGCTTCGGCCCCCGCCTTCTTTTCCTTGGGAGAAAGGTATGGCGAAGGTCGAGATGATCCGGCGGAACCGCGTTTTCAGTGTGGACGCCAGGCTGGCCCCCCTCCTGGAAGCTCATGGTGGCTACCAGCGGCGCGACATGCAGGCGCAGCCGGCAGCCGCCCCACTCGCGGCGTCGCAGCCAGAAGCTCCGGACGTGGCGAAGCAACCGGCGCAGACTGACGGCGGGAAACCCCCGCGCACGGCCGCCAAAAAGGCAAAAGGTGCTGCCGGGCCGAAGACTGCGCCGGCTAAGGACGAAATCTGATGGCTGGATTCTCGCCCCGTGAATTGGCTACCGAGGCCGGTGTGCGCAGGTACGGGACTGACTACCTCAAGTCGCTGCACCCCGTGCATGCGTCCGGCGGAATGGGTGGCTGGCATTCTCTGGTGCGAGAGCCCTTCACCGGCGCTTGGCAGCGGAACTTGGAAGAGCGGCACGAATCGGTGCTCACCTACCCGACGCTGTATGCGTGCCTGAACCGCATCGCGTCGGATGTCGGAAAGCTGCCTTTCGTGCTGAAGGCAGAGGATTCCAATGGGATTTGGCGCGTAGATAGGAACAACACTGCCTACTGGCCCGTGCTGCGGAAGCAGAACATTTACCAGACGTCGCAACAGTTCCGCTCGGCCTGGATGTTGTCGAAGCTAGCCCAGGGCAACACCTATGTACTGAAGGGTCGGGACGAGAGGAACGTGGTCAACAAGCTATGGATCTTGGACCCGTGCAGTGTTCAGCCGATGGTGTCCGACAGTGGCGACGTGTTTTACCAGCTGAACTACGGCACCGGCACCAACCTGCTTCCCGAGAACTATCCAGGTGAGCAGCTGGTTGTTCCGGCTAGCGAGATCATCCACGACCGAATGAACTGCTTCCACCATCAGCTCATCGGTGTCCCGCCCCTGTGCGCTGCACAGTGGCCGGCGGTGAAGAACCTGAAGATCCTCAAGGATTCGACCAACTTCTTCTCCAACGGAGCAAATCCGGGCGGCATTCTGACCGCGCCCGCGGGCATGTCCGACGAGGATGCCCAGGCGGTTAAGGAATACTGGAACACCAGCTTCCAGGGATCCAACGCGGGCAAGGTCGCGGTGATCGGTGCGGATATGAAGTTCACACCCTTCGCATTCAAGGCTGCCGACTCCCAGCTGGTTGAGCAGATGCGGTACTCCGACGAGCAGGTGTGCCAGCCGTTCGGCATTCCCCCGTTCAAGATCGGCATTGGCTCGATTCCTGCTGGCATGAAAGTCGATGACATCAACCAGCTGTACTACTCGGATGCCCTCCAAGCGCACATCGAGGCCATGGAGGAGCTGCTGGACGAGGGTTTGGGTATTTCCCGCCCAATGGGCGTCGAGCTTGATCTGGAGCCGCTTCTGCGGATGGATGTTGGCAAGCAGGCCGAGGTGCACAACACGCTGACCGGCGGTGGTATTGAAACTCCGAACGAGGCGCGGTTGGTGTTCAACCTTCCCCCTCTGGAGGGTGGCGATACGGTCTATATGCAGCAGCAGGACTTCCCGCTGGATCAGGTCAGGCAGAACAGGATCGTTGCTCCGACCGAACCGCCCCCTGTCGCTGAGGATCCGGAAGACGACCAGCCTTCTGCTGATGGCGAGCTCAGATCTTTGCAGCAGTCGAACTTCATCTTGATGGCCCTGCGCGCCGCACGGGCCGAGGTATTCCGTAATGACTGATCCCATCGACTTCGGCACGGAGATCGGCGCCTTGATCCGTGAGGCGGTCGCACCCGTCAAGCGAGAGCTGGAGGAGCTGCGCCAGCGCGCTCCAGAGAAGGGTGAGCCCGGAAGGAATGCCGATCCGGTCGATGTGGAGGCTCTCGCCGACCTGGTCGTGGCCAAGTTGCTGGACTCGCCGCGACTGCTGACGCTCGTGGACGTTGCCACCGCAGACGCAGTGTCCAAGCACTTCGAAGCCAACCCGGTTCAGAACGGCCGCGATGCCGATCCGGCGGTGATTCAGGCAACGGTGAAGGCTGCGGTTGAGGCACTTCCGGTGCCGAAAGATGGGCTTGATGCGGAGCCTGTCACCGATCAGCAGATTGCAGCGGCAGTGGCAAAGCATCTCGCCGTGCACCCGCCGCAGGCCGGCGCTGATGGTGTGGGCCTGGCCGGCGCCATGATCGATCGCAGTGGGGAGCTGGTCATCACGACCACGAAGGGTGAGGCCATCCGTCTTGGCGTCGTGGTTGGCCGTGACGGTGAGGACGGCCAGCATGGCCTCAGCTTCGAAACTGCCTCCGGTGAATACGACAGCGAGCGCGGGTTCGTCATCACCTTGGGGGCTGGCGAACGCCGTGCCGAGCTAGTTCTGCCGTACATGGTCCATCGCGGCTTCCATCGCGATGGCATGGGCATGAAGGCAGGTCAGTCGGTGACCCATGACGGTGCACTTTGGATCGCAAAGCGCGCGAATGCTTCCCGGCCATGCCTGGAGAACACTGACGACTGGATCTTGGCTGCCCGAAAGGGGCGTGACGGCAAGGACGGCCGGAGCGTGCGGATTCCGGCTGGGCCTGTGAGTCTGGGAGATGGCGATGGTTGAGTTCGTGACCAAGGCACAGGCCCAGGAGCAGATCCGGCTTGACCCTGGCGCCGATGACTCCTGGCTGGCATTTGCCATACCGGCTGTCAGCGCGGCGGTGGACAGCTGGCTGAAGGCGCCATGGCGGCGATACGAGCTTCAGAGAGACAGCGCTGGCGCGCCAATCATCGGCGCTGACGGGATCCCCCTGCCGGTTCTGGACGATGAAGGGGAACCGGTGCTCGCTTCGCAGGTGGTGCTGGCCACGCTGGTAGAACTGGCAAGCCACTCCAGGTTCCGGGAGGGCGAGGGCGACAACACGGTGCCCGCCGATGCCGGGCACGGGTACGTCCTTTGTCGCGCTGCAACGGCCCTGCTGGCGCCGCTACGGCGTTCCACGGTGGCATGAGTGGCCTGCTCCGGCTGCGCGCGCCGCCGCGCCTGGCTCATGAAATGGATGCGAGAAGCGAATGAACGAGCAAAGCGAATTGCTGGCCGCGCTGCGAGCCCAGACCGAGGCGACGCACCAGCTGGTGGCGGCGCTGCAGGAAAAGACCAAGGCCGACCTGGAGAACGCGAAAGCGGTTAACCGTCTGGTGGACTACCTCTGCGACAGCGAGGGCGGTGGGGCGGAGCCGGCTGGGTCCGGCAGCTACCTGAGCGGGAAGCCGCGATGATCGCCGCCGGCCGCCTGCGCCATCGGGTGCAGCTTCAGCGTCAGGTCTACGGGCAGTCGCCTGTGACCGGCGCGCAGACCGTCAGCTGGGAGCCGCTGGCCGATGTGTGGGCCGAAGTGGCGCCGCTGTCGGCCCGCGAGTTCGTGGCAGCCAAGGCGGTGGACAGCGAGGTCACTTTGCGGGTGACCATTCGTCATCGCGAGGGCGTGACCGACAAGTGCCGGGTGATCCACCGCGGCAAGATCCTGAACATCCATGGCGTGCTGCCCGACCCGGTCAGCGGGCTGGAATACCTCACGCTCCCCTGCAGCGAGGGTGTCAACGATGGCTGATGGCATCCGTTTCGACGTGAGCGGCCTGGACGGCATCCGCAACAAGATGGCGCAGGTGAAGCGCGAGGTGAACTACAAGGGCGGCCGGGCCGCCCTGCGCCGGGCCGCCAACGTACTGCGCGACCAGGCGCAGAGCAACGCCCGGCGAGTGGATGACCACGAGACCGAGACCGCCATCTGGAAGAACGTCGTGGTGCGCTGGAATGGCCGGGCGTTCAAGCAGGACGGTGTGCTTGCCTTCCGCGTTGGTGTACTGGGCGGTGCCCAGGCCGGCCGCGCAGCGCAGCTCGGGACCAGCAACCCCGGCGGCATCACCTGGTACTGGCGCCTGCTGGAGTTTGGCACGTCGAAGATGGCCGCCCAGCCGATCTTCCGCCCCGTGCCCGACCAGGCCGGCCAGAAGGCCGTTGACGTTTTCGCGCGCACCTTCAACCAGGCGCTGGACCGCGTGCTGGCGAAGCAGGGGGCTGCATGATCGCCCCGATCTTCCAGCTATGCCTCGCCTCGCCGGCGGTCCTGCAGTCATTCGGGGCCGGTCCCACCCGCGTATACCCCTTCGCCGAGATCGAAAAATCTCCTGGCCGCCCGTATGCGGTCTGGCAGACGGTGAACGGCGTGCCCGAGAACTACCTCGCCCAGCGGCCAGATTTGGACGCGCTGACGACGCAGGTCGACGTCTATGCGGAGGACGAGGCATCTCTGATCAAGGGGGCCAGGGCTCTCCGTGATGCCTTTGAGCGACGTGGGTACATCACCCGATGGGGCGGCCAGATGCTCGACCCCGAAACGAAGCTGCTGCGCCTGTCATTCGATGTGGACTGGCTGGTCCCCCGGTAACGCCCGCTACATCCCCACCCACGCCCCGCACTGCGGGGCTTTTTATTGCCCGCAGGAGAAACGATGAGCATCCTGACCCAAGGAACCCAGCTGTACGGCCTGATCGACGGACAAGTCCGCGAGATCGAGTGCATCACGGCCTTCAACCCCGGCACTGCGCCGGCGGACCAGATCGACGACACCTGCCTGTCGGAGACGAACACCCGCACCTATAAGAAGGGTCTGCGCACCCCCGGCCAGGCGTCGGTCACCGTCAACGCCGATCCGAAGAACGAGAGCCACTACCTGTTCTGGCAGCTGGCCGAGCAGGTGGACAGCGGCGATCCGATCCAGTGGGCCATTGGCTGGTCCGACGGCGTGGACATCGAACCAACCCTGCAGCAGGTTGGCAGCATCTCGAGCATCGAAGTGACCAACGGCGGCACCGGCTACACCAGCGCGCCGACCGTGGCCATCACCGGTGGTGGTGGCAGTGGAGCCACGGCTACTGCGATCGTCGATTCCGGCTCGGTGATCGGCGTCAACATCACCAATCCAGGCACCGGCTACACCAGCGCGCCGACTGTCGCTTTCACCGGCGGCGCTGGCACCGGCGCCGCTGCGACTGCCGAGCGCTCGACCGTCGCCGAGCTGGTGCTGCCGAACACCCGCACCTGGTACACCTTCCAGGCCTACGTGAGCGACTTCCCGTTCGACTTCCAGGGCAATGCTGTGGTTACCACTGCGGCGACCATGCAGCGGAGCGGCTCCGGCGTCTGGCTGCGTAAGGCGCAGACCCCGTGAGCCGCGCCGCCAAGAAGACAGCCACCGCGCGTGCAGTGAGCCTGAGCGTGGCCGGCCTGCAGAAAGCAGGTGCGTTCACTGGCCGGCCAGTGGAGAAGGAGATCCGCTGGAAGCAGGGCGACGAGGAACTGACCGCCACCGTGTATGTGCGGCCGCTGGGTTTCCAGGCGGCGGTGTCCGACGTTCTGTCGGCCACGAACAAGCACGATGGTGTGGCCGGCCGCATCGCGGCCAGCATCTGCGACCAGGACGGCAAGGCGGTGTTCACCGTTGCTGATATCACCGGCGAGGCCGATCCGGACCGCGGCGCCTTGGACGGCAACCTGTCGGTGGCGCTGCTGATGGCCATTGGCGAGGTGAACAACCTGGGAAAAGCTACGAGCTGACCCCGGAGGATGAGCTGTGGTGCGAGCTGGTCCTGAGTGGGATCGGCGGCCGCAGCATCGCTGAGGCAATGGAATGCCTCAGCATCCGGGAGTTCCAGCTCTGGAGCGTGTACCGCGCCAAGCGCGGCAGCCTGAACTTGGGCGGGCGGATGGATGCTGCTGCAGGGATGCTGGCCGCGCTGTTCGCCAACTCCAACCGCAAGCCAGGCAGCGCCCAGTTCAAGGCCGCCGACTTCATGCCCTACGTGGATGCCGAGCCCATCAGCCTCGAGGAGGCGATGAAGCAGTGGTAGCCGGTCCGTAGGGCGTGCATCAATCCGGCCGGCCATCGGCCGGCCCCTGCAGCAGAGAGAGCTATGTCCCGGTCCCTTGGTACGCTGACCATCGACGTGATCGCCGAGGTCGGCGGATTCGCGTCCGGCCTGGACAAGTCCGAGCGCCGGGCGGAGAAGTGGCGCAAGAAGGTCGAGGCCGAGGCGAAGCTGGCAGGTCTTGCACTGGCTGCTGGCATGACCGCGGCCCTTGCCGGCCTGTCGACCGTGGGCCTCCTGGTCGCTCGCAACACCATGAGTGCGGAGCGCGAGGTTGCCCAGCTTGACGCAATCATCCGGTCTACCGGCGGCGCCGCAGGTTACACCCGGCAGCAGTTGCTGGACATGGCCGATACGTTGGCAAGCAAGTCCACCTTCAGCGGCGGGGAGATCGTAGAGGCGCAGACCCGGCTGCTGTCCTATTCCGGCATCTTGGCCTCCAACATCCCGCGAGCCATGCAGGCGGTCATTGACCAGTCAGCGCGGCTCGGCATCAGTGTCAGCCAGTCGGCGGAGACCATCGGTCGCGCACTGGAGTCGCCCAGCAAGGCTGCCGCCGCGCTCGCCCAGCAGGGCTTCGGTGCGGCCTTCACCAAGGAAGTGCGCGGCACGATAGACGAGCTGGTCAAGGCCGGCAAGGAAGGCGAAGCCCAGGTGATGATCCTGGAGATCCTTGAAGAATCCTACGCTGGTGCCGCACTGGCGGCACGGGACACCTTCGGTGGTTCGCTGACGGCGCTCCGGCACACCATTGACGATCTGACCACGGGCCGCGATGGAAGCCTGGCGGGGGCCACCGCTGCAATCAATTCGTTCATCGACGCGCTCAACGACCCCCTGGTCAGGGAGGGGTTCGACGCGATGATTGTAGGCCTCGGATCGATCCTGACTGATTTCGCCACCTATCTGAAGGACGGCACTGAGGTTCGAAACCTCACCATTTCGATTGCGGATAGCTTCCGGCAGATCAGCGACCTCGGTGGAATCTTCAGCGGGACGATTGAAGGCCTGGACCGTGTTCGTGGTGGCCTGGTTGCAATCGAGAAGCAGGGCAATGCCGTGATGAAGCTGGCTACAGGCCAGTACAGTGGACTGTTCGGTTCCCAGGGGGGGGGCTGGAGCCAGTTCCTCAAGGACTACCAGACGGGGACGCAGTTCGCCGACCGCGGTTGGGCCGCGATGCAGCCCAAGCCAACGCCTACGGTCAGGCTCATTGAGGCCAGCCTACCGCCTTCTGGCGTCACGGGTGATCCACAGGCTCGCGCTGCGGCCGCAGCCGCCGCGGCTGATGCAGAGAACGCGAAAAAGCGTCTTGCCGCTCAGAAGCAACTGCAGCAGTCGTACAACGCTGAGCTCCTGAAGTACCAGCGCTTGGCCGCTGTCACGAACACCGAGTCGGGAAAACTCTCGCAGACGACGAAAGAACAGGAAGCGATCTTCGACACCACTAAGGGTGCGTTGAAGGGGCTGAACGATGAGCACAAACGTACCTTGGTCGAGGCCGCTAAGGCTGCTGATGCGGTGTTCGCGCTGAAGCGAGCGAACGAAGAGGAGGCAAAGTCGACTGAGTTTTCGGCAAACCTTAAGAAGCAGCTCCGCAACGTCCAGGATACCTTGGACGTCGATTTTGTTGGAGCTGGTGCCGGGGAAGAGGCACGTAGGCGCGCGCGAGATCTGCTGTCGATTCAGCGCGACTATCAGTCGAAGAGGGATGACCTCCTAGCTCAGATGCAAGCGGCTGATATTTCGGAAGAACTCTACTCAAAGGAGACGCAGGCTCTTGAGTCAGCTCTAGCCGAGCGCTTGCGAATGCAAGAGGAGTACTACCGAAAGACGGACGAGCAGCGAGACAACTGGCGCGATGGAATGTCAGATGCCTGGGCCAACTACGCTTCCGATGCATCCGACTACAACAAGCAGGCCTATGAGGCCACGACAGGGTTCCTGGATTCAACAACCGGCGCGGTGGCGCAGTCGATCGCAGATCTCGTGAAGGGTAACGAGTCGCTGTTTGATTCTGTGAAGAACCTTGCGGTATCGATGGGCGAAACAGTGATCAACACACTTGCCCAGATGGCCGCGCAGTGGTTGGTATATCAGGGCGTCCAGTTGCTTGTAGGAAAGAGCACTGCTGGCGCCGGCGCAGCGGGATTGGTCGGCAATGCTATTGCAACACAGGCACAGGCGTCCCTGGCGGCGTTCGCCTCTACCGCTGCGATTCCAATTATTGGTCCTGCTCTCGCACCGGCGGCCGCCACCGCGGCTATGGCCGCTACTGCGCCTATGGTTGCAATGGTCACCGCCGGATCCCTCGCTGGCATGGCCCACGACGGTATCGACAGCGTTCCTGAGACGGGAACCTGGCTTCTGCAGAAGGGCGAGCGGGTCACCACTGCGGCCACCAGCGCCAAGCTGGACGCAACCCTCGACCGCGTGTCCCGCGATTCTGCTGGCGGAGGTCGGGGCGACACCTTTGAGATGAATTTCAACGTGAACGGCTCCATCAGCGAGCGGGAACGGCTGATGCAGGAGCAGACAGTGCGGCGCGCGGTAACGCTGGCGCGGCAGGACCGTGTAGCAGACACCACATCCGGCACCGGCCCCCAATCACGCGCGATGCGATCGAACTGGAATGTCAGAAGGAAGGTCGGGTAATGGCGCTGATCATGCAGCCGAAGTGGTTGCCCGAACCGCTGCGCGAGGGCTATGGGCTGCGCCACGTATCCCCGCAGACGCGGTCCACCTTCGTAAGCGGGCGATCCCTGCCGCGGCGGGCCTACACAGCGACCCCGAGCCAGACCGAGGTGCGATGGCTGTTAAATGACCAGCAGGCTGCTCTGTTCGAGAAGTGGTTCCAGGAGCAGCTGTTCGATGGCGTGTCCTGGTTTGCCTGCCGCCTTCGCAGCCCGCTGGGAATGGATTACTACAAGGCTCGATTCACCGACATATATGACGGTCCGACGTTGACCAACAGCAACCTGTGGATGTTCACAGCACAGCTGGAACTCTACCTCCGGCCGCTCCTGGCTGATGGATGGTCCGAGTATCCGGAGGGCTTCCTGCAGGCCAATGTGGTCGACCTGGCCGCAAACAGGGAGTGGCCGTTGCCATGAGCATCCTTGAACGTCTGTATGCGTCCGGTGGCAGCGAGATCGAGCACGAGACGCTGGCCATCACCGTCGGTGGCGAAACCCACTACCTGACCAAGGGGTGGGAGGACCTGACTGCAGTGCTGGAAACAGGCCAGACGGTGACCTTCAAGGCCTGCGGTATGGACGTGGCCAAGCCGGCCCGCAACGCCGACGGCGTGCAGGATCTCCGGTTCGCCCTGACCAACATCGATGGCGTGGTGAGCACCAAGATCCGCGCCGCGCTGGCCGCGCGGCAGGAGATGACCGTAACCCTGCGGGTCTACCTGAGCAGCGATCTTTTGGCGCCAATCAAGCGCCCGCTCTCGATGGTCATCAAGGGCGGCCAGTGGTCGGCCACCGAGGTCCAGGTGACTGCGGGCTTCATGAACATCCTCGACACGGCCTGGCCGCGCGACCGCTTCAACCTCTCCAAGCACCCAGGGCTGCGCTACATCTCATGACGATCAATCTTGAAAAGTACCTGGACGTGGTCTGGGTCAGCGGCGGCCGAGTGTTCCCCGAACTGGACTGCTATGGCGTGGTCAACGAGGTTCGGCGGGACCTTGGGTTGCCGGCGTGGGATGAACACTCCGGGGCCACCCGAGACGATCTGCCCGAGCTGGCTCAGAAGGCTGTTCTGCAGCACGCCGGAAGCGACCTGGTGGAGGGCGCCGTGGCGTTCTGCTACGAGGGCAGCATGGTGACCCACGTTGCAGTGCTGGTAGAGGTAGATGGCCGCATGTGCACGTTGGAATGTAACGACGGCCGCAACGTGACGGTTCTGCCCGTGGCGCGCTTCGAGCGCCGATTCAACCGTGTGGAGTACTACGCGTGATCCGGGTGTTTCCTTCCCGCATGCCAGGTGAGGCGCTGGAGACCCACCAGCATGGCCGGATGACGGTGGATGGCTGGCTGCGGGCGAACGTACGCGGGTACACCGGAGAGGGTGATCAGCCGATCGAGCTGGAGGTGGACGGCGCACCGGTTGCGCCAGAGGCTTGGGCAGCCACCTGGATCGACGATGGCAGCGACGTGCGCATCTATCCGGTCCCTCATTACGAGGGCATTGCCGCGGTGATCTACTGGGTTGTGGTTGCGGTGGTGGCTGCGTATGCCATCTACATGGCCAACAATCTGCCTGGTAGTCGAAACGGGCAGGGCGACAGTCTCAGCCTCGACACGGCGCGGGCGAACACCGCGCGGCTCGGGAGCCCGGTCCGGGAGGTTCTGGGGCGATGCCGCGTTTGGGCCGACTACTTGGTCCAGCCGGTTTCCCGCTTCGTAGGCGAGAAGTCCTATCGAACCAACATGTTCGTGTGCGTGGGGAAAGGCCGGCACATCATCCCTGTGGGCTCGGCCCGGCTGGGGAATACGCCTATCAGCTCGTTCGGCAGCGACGTGCAGATGACCATCTACCCACCGGGTGCGGATGTGAGCGGCGACGTGCGCTCCGAGAACTGGGTCAACTCAACCGAGGTCGGGGCGACGGCCTCCGGCACGGCCGGCCTGGATCTGAGCGACACGGCCGACGTGTCTACGGGCATCAACGCAGACTCAGTGACGGTCTCTGGAAACATCATCGCCCTGAACAACGCAACGGTCACCGATGCGAACGGAAATGAGCGGCCGACCAACTCCGTTCCCAGCAGCTGGGTTGTCGGCGCCGTGCTCACGCTCAAGGTGGCTGCTTCCTTCACCGCTACCACGAGCGGCCTTTACTCGATCATCGCCGGCAGTGCTGTGGCGGAATTGGCGCCCTACGTGAGTATGCCGGTGCTGCTGACCTACAACGGTGCCGACTACGCACTGTTCGTAGCCAGCTACGTTCCTGGCTCGCCCGCCGTGCCGGGTGTCGGTGGTAGCCCGGCGCGTGTGACCGGGTCGGCGGCTGCCAGCAACTTCGATTTCAGCGGTTCTCCGGTGACCTTCGGGATCAGCTGGCGGGGAACCACCTACAGCGTTGCGCTGGTGGCCAACTACATCACCCTCGGCGTGCTGCTGACCGCCATCAACGACCAGTTGGTGGATAGTGGCCTGGTGGCGACCCAGTCCGGTGGTGTGGTCACGATTACTGAGGCGGCCAGCCCGTTTGCCGGTGGGAGCATCACCTACAGCGGATTGCCGGCCTCGGTCTTCGGCAGCAGCCCAACGTCCACGGCGGGTGTGGCCACGAGCGGTGGAACACCTGCGACACAGCCCCGGGTGACGTTGGCCTATGACGGCCCTACTGGAACTGCTTTCGGTGGTCTGCCGCCTGGCGTGGTATCGCTGGCAATGTCTCGCGGCCAAAGCGACTATCGAATTGCGGCTGTGGCCGGGCTCACCTTGGCCGTAGAGCGACTGACAGAGGCTGGCGTGGTCGACACGAGCTGGCCAGGCTGGACCAACCGGACGGCCACCGACTACAGCGCCACCGGCTTCCAGGAGGGCGAGGAGTGGCTGGGGCCCTTCCTGGTGTGCCCGAACGGCGAAACCACAGATGCGTTCGAGTACGACTTCAACTTCCCCGGCGGCCTCATCTGGTACACCAGCAAGGGCAACAAACGCACGTTCACGGTCAGCATCCGCGTTGGGTATCGGGTGTATGGCTCGGGCGCGCCCTGGACGGTTAGAACGCACACGTACACCGGATACTCCGAAGATGCCGTGGGCTTCACCGAGCGCATCACCCTCGGCGTCCCTGGGCAGGTCGAGGTGCGGGTCAGGCGGGTGACCGAGCGAGGAGGCAACTCAGCACGGGATGCGTGCTACTGGCAGGGCCTTCGCGCTCGCCTCTCGCAGCGGCCAACGCGCTACGACGACCTGACGACCATTGGCCTGACGGTGACCACTGGCACGAAGCTGGCGGCCCAGACTGATCGGCGCTTCAACGTGGAGGCTACACGGCTGTACGACCAGGGCACTGCACGCAGTATCAGTGGCGCCATGATCCACGTCATGCGGTCCCTTGGCCTGCCGGCGGACCAGATCGATACGGATACGCTCCAGCACCTGGAGGACACCTACTGGACCCCGCGCGGCGAGTTCTTCGACTTCAGCGCGGAGAAGTCCGGCACCAGCGCACTGGACATGTTGCAGATGGCGGCGCAGGCGGGGATGGGTTACTTCCTGCTGATCGATTCGATGTGTTCGGCCGGCCGCGAAGGGGTGAAGGGTTGGCGGGGAGGGATCTCGCCGCAGCGCCAGCTAGAACCGCTGAGCACGTCGTTCATATCGCCGGGGCCGGACGACTACGACGGCGTGGACGTGACCTACATCGACGAGGTGACGTGGGCGCCGGAAACCGTGGAATGCCGCCTGCCGGGCGTGACCGAGCCGTGGAAGGTGGAGGCGTTCGAGCTACAGGGTGTTGGCACGCGTGATCGTGCGTACCGGATCGGCATGCGCCGCCTGATGAAGCACCAGGGCCAGCGGCTGACCTACAAGACCAAGACCGAGATGATGGGCCTGGTCTACCAGTACGGCGACCGGGTGAAGCTGTTCGATGACATTCCGGGGTCGAGTACCACCAGCACCATGATCGAGTCGGCCAGGCTGGACGGTACTCGGCTGCTGATCGAGGTGGGTGAGTACCTGGACTGGAGCCTGCCGGCGCCGCGGTGCCTTGTTCGCTTCCAGGACGGCACGTTGTCGAACGTGATGGTTCCCACGAAGGTGGACGACCACCGGCTGACGATCGCGGCATCGGCGCTGCCGGGCGAGCACGCCTTCAACACCTGGATCATGGACGACCCGACGATTGACCCGCCGGAGCTGATCTTCTGCGACAGCACGCGCACTGGGTATGACGCCGTGCTGGCAGACCTCACGCCTGGCGAAGACGGCTCGGTTGAGCTGACCGCCCTGCAGTACGACCCCGCCTTCTACCAATACGACGACGCAACCGCGCCGTAGCGCCACTGGAGACGCAGCAACATGACGACCTTCAACACCGGCAATCCGCTGGGTTCGAACTCGCCCAAGGATCTCTACGACAATGCCGAGAACCTGGACAATGGCATCAACGGAACCGCGCTGACCTGGCAGGATCGCCGCGGGGTTACTCGGAAGAGCTGGAATGGCATCGAGACGGATTTTCAGCAGTTTCTGGCCGATGGCAGCACCATCGAGTTTCCCACCTGGGCAGCGGCCAGCGCGGCGGCCGGCGCGGGACAGATCCCGCTGAATCGCCAGGTGGCGGTGGTTGGTGACGCTGGCGCGCACACGGATCCCATCTCCGGCCAGACCGTTCCCAACAGCGGCCGCTACGTCATGGTTGCAGCAGGCCTGCAGTGGCGCTCTGCCGATGTCATGACGCAGAAGGCTGACAAGGCAGAACTGGAAAAGGTGTCAGACGGCCTGATGAATGTGGCGACCCTTGAAAACCACGACCTTGACGATGGCGGTGTGGTCATCACGGACGAGTCCGCAAACATTCTGATCGGTTTCTACACGAATCGAATTGAACACCCTCAGATCAACGATATTCAGGCTGCCGTGGATGCCTCCTCCGCAGCGGGCGACGCCATTCGCAACGTCGACGTTGAAGAAGGTGGGGTGGTGATGACCGATGAGACGGGGAACATTCTGATGGGTATCACGCCTAGCAGGGTCAGTCACCCGGACATCAATCAGATTCGATCAGGGGGCTTGCGGAATCGATCGATGATTGCTGGGTTCGTTTCCCCGCCGCAGAGCTCGGTGCGGACGCTGGCATCGATCATGCACGTCCTGATCTATGGACAGTCCCTATCTTTGGGCTTCAATGCGAGACCGGCTTTGTCCGCTGCCCCGATCGATCATGCGCTGATGTTCGAAGGCGGTGTGCGTCCTTACGACAACAGTGGTGACTCCAGCTCGATCTACGCAAGCCTGAAGCCGCTTCAAGAATCGACTACCGGCGCATCGGCAGGGGGGACCGGCTATATCTCCAGCACCACGCTCACCATCTCTACGAAAACCGCCGGAACTGCACAGTTTGCCGTGGGGCAGTACCTTGGCATGAGCGGTGCTGCAGCTGGAACGAGGATCGTTGCGCTCGGCACTGGCGCAGGTGATGTTGGGACTTACGAGGTCAGCATCAGTCAGACCGTCGGAAGCGCGAGCGCCCCTCGACAGGTCCTCGCCGGACCAGGGGCAATCACCGGTGGCGGTGGCGGACAGACCATTTCCTACTCGGCAGCGCAGATGTTCGACCAATTGTTGGAGCAGGAGAACGGAATTTCCATGGCTGCCTTGGCTCAGAGGCAGCTGTTCAGCGCATCCGGCCAGGTCGGTACTGCTATCGCGGGGATTTCGAAGGGAACTCCGCCCTTCGCCCGGCTGATTGCTGACATCGGCGCTGGGAGGACCCGATCCGATTCTCTGGGTCTTTCGTACGCGGTCGGCGCGGTCATGATGCTTGAAGGGGAGTCGGACTATGCTGAGGGAACCTCCGCAGCAGACTTCAAGCAGAAGTTCCGTCAGTTGCTTGCAGATGTTCGATCCGAGGCGTTGGCGGCAACGGGCGTTTCGCGTCCGATTCCACTTCTCACCTACCAAACCGCAACCCACCGGAAGTACCTGCGCGACGTTCCTTCGATAGCGCTTGCGCAGCTGGAGATGGCCACTCAGGACGATCACATCGCAATGGCTGCTCCGACCTACATGCTCGGCTATCACAGTGACGGTGTTCACCTTTCGAACCGTGGTCAACTGATCCTTGGAGCCTACTTCGGCGTCGCACTGAAGCGGTGGGTGATTGATGGCGTGAAGCCTAGGATGATCACCGCTTCTGCCGCCTACCGGGTTGGGCGGGACATTGTGCTGGAGTTCGATGTTCCGAGCAGGACGCCGCTGGTATTGGATTCGTCACTTGGTGCCTCTAACTACGGCTTCAGTTTGGTTGATGGAGCTGGAGCGGCAGTTCCTGTCGTCAGCGTCCAGGTGGTCGGGCCGGCGGCCGTGCTGCTGCGTACTTCGTCTGACGCTGACGCCGCATCTGCGAGTGGCTGGCGGTATGCCTGGAGCGGAAACGCGAACATGGGCCTTGGTGGCCTGCGGGACTCGCAGGGCGACTGGATGGTCTACGACCATGACGGCACCAAGATCGAGTTGCACAACTGGCTTCCAATCTCTCAAGGAGCAATCTGATGTCCACCCTCCAGATCGTTGTCAAAGGTGACAATGACTTTTCCAGCACTGGTCTCGGCAAGTTTTCCCCCCTTCCTTTCGCTGACGATCTCTTCGCCGCATACGCGATGGGAAGCCGATATGGGCTGGGGCCTACCGTTGACAACATCGGGCGACGCGGCGAGCTGACAGTGTCGGGTGCTCCTGCCGTCGGCGAGTATGCCTCCGCGCTATCCGCAAGTGGATATTTCGAAGCGCCATTCACCGGCGGGGAGCTGATGGCGCAATCCGGGGCGTGCACGATCGTATCTGTCGCTCTGGTTCCCCAAGCGCAGCAATCCACGCTGGCCGCAGCGTTCCGGCTGATCCCCAGCAGCAATGGGCTTGGCCTGGTTACCCGAAGCGATGCACGAAAGCTTGCTGCAGTTGATCTGGGTGGCTCTTCCGAGCTGGTGCTGAACAGCAGCGTGGACCGCGCCACTGGGTATGAGGTGTCGATCGCTAGCTTCGGTCCGTCTGGCAAGCGACTGTATCGACGCAGAGCGGGCTTCTCGGCGGCTGAAGTGTCTTCGGATCCGACCCCTGCCGGAAGTGGCGGTGGCGCAAGCCGGGTTGCCATTGGCTACATGCCCGGTTCCGGTGGATTCGCGGGCACGTCCACTGCGGCTCTTGCGCTGTTCTATTCGCGGGACATGCTGGCCGCAGGCCTGGGGGATCAGGTCTACGCAGGCCTCAAGAAGTTCTTGGACGGACGCATCGCGCTGTGAGTTAGCACCGAACGCAGCGTCATGCGATCTGCAGCAACAGATCCTCTCGGTTGTTGCGCGGCGTGTTCACAGCCCGGCTGACCCGGTACGCCTCCATGGACGGCGTCTCGCTGGCCAGCAGCATCGCCATCGCATCGTCAGGGCTGGCTGCCATCCACTCATCGATCTGGCCGGCCTGCAGCCACACCGGCATGCGGTCGTGGATGTCGGCCGAGACGCCGCTGCTGTCGCCGGTGATGATGGTGAAGGTGCCCAAGTTGCCGTCGGGCAGCAGGGGGCTGGTGTCCTCCCACAGGCCGGCCGCCAGCAGCGGCCCGGTGGCGTGGATGAACCACGGATCTTTCTTCCCGTCCTCGGGGCTGACCGACCACTCGTAGTAGCCGGCCATGGGGATGACGCAGCGGCGCTTCTTGAAGGCCGACCGGAAGGCTGGCTTGTTGGCCACCGTCTCGATGCGCGCATTGATGGTCGAACCCTGCAGGGCCTTGGCCTTGGCCCAGAACGGCAGCAGGCCCCAAGCCAGCCGGGTGACCTGCCGGCCTTCGCCGCGGTCCAGGATCACCGAGGCGCGCTGCGTCGGCGCCAGGTTGTAGCTGGGCAGGATCTCGGCTAGGCCAAGGGCAAGGTCAGCCAGCCCCGGCTGGCCGAAGTCGATTACGGGGAGCTGGACGAATCGGCCGCACATGGCCGGAGGGTAGCCCGGCCGGCCGTGCCCGGGGCGTGTAGGGCACGGGCGAACTGTGACGCCGGTCAGGCGGCCTCTACGCGAAACTTACGGTAGCGGTTCTACGCTCGGGCTCCCCATGGAGGCCGGAGAGAGACATGCCCAACAGGGCTGTTGTGTTTGTCAGCGAAGCGGTCGGCGACCTGACCATGGCGCGCCTGTCGCAGATCATGGCGGACGCGGAGCGATTCAATCGCACTGCCGGAGTTACCGGGGTCACGCTGTTTGATGGGCAGAGGTTCCTCGCTTACATGGAGGGACCGCCCGATGGCCTGGATGTGGCCTTCTCCAGAGCAGCGGGCGCCACCAGCCATTCAAGCCTGATCGAGATTGCGCGGGGGCGGGTTGGGCAGCGCAGGCTTCCCTACTGGCCTATGCGTTGCATCCCCCTGTCGCCGCCGGAGCTGGTGCAGCTGGTGCGGGCCGACTGGACTTCCTTCCTGCAGCGGGGAGGCGATCAAGTCGCCCCAGCCACCGCCATGGAGATGCTGGTGGCACTTGTCGAACCATTCGCCGAGGCTGCTTAAGCAGCGCCGCGCTGGCGCAAGCGCAGTGGACAGAGGGTAGGGCGACGGCCATAGTCACGGCTGGCCAATGGACGTGCCCTATGAGCATCCTCAACGTACTGATCAGCCGTGACCAGCTTGTCGTTGCAGTGGATACGCTCGCGGAGGATGCGCTGACAGGCGCTTACTCTGCTGGTGCAAAGTTGCTCCTGATACCGCAGCACAACGTGCTGCTGGCCACCAGAGGCGGAGCGCAGTTCTTCTTGAAGATCTACGAGCTGGCTCTGCAGGCGAGCTTCCGGGCCGACTTCTCCATTGAGCAGCTTTCGGCCGAGATGGGGCCTGTAATGGACCAACTGTGGTTGAACTATGAGAAGGCGGCCGCAGAGGCTGACCTGCCTATCGAACAGCTGGGGACGGAGATCGTCCTGGGCGGTTGGTCGCCCAGAAGCAGCAGGATGATGGCCACGGTTTATGCCAAGAGCGACAGCCGGCAGGCTACGTCAGTGCAGCCGATCGGTGGCCAGTTCGCATCACCCGGTGACCCTCTCAAGGGCGTGGCGCCGAGCATGCTGCAGGCCGACCTGATGGCTGCCGGACGGCTCCAGGCGGGCTACCTCAACGAGCAGATGGGCCGGCAGGTCGCCGGCGGGCGTCTGCTGATCGGGTTCTTGCAGCAGGGCCAAGCGGTGGTGAAGGATCTGGGAGCGATCTGACGATCTGGGCTAGGGAGCTGGACGAATCGGCCGCACATGGGCTAACTCTACCCGGCCGTGGTGCACTTGGAGTAGACAGCCTCAAGCCAGCGGAGTGCACCCACTCGGCGCCTGCCTGCACATTGGCACGCCATTTGCATTCCCCACACAACCTCCACTCATGACTGTTCTAACTTAACGAATGGTTATTTGTTCAGAAATATCCAGTAGTGGACCGCTGATCCAGAGTGAAACCCAAGGTGTTCCACGTTGTAAGATTCGGCTGCCAGCGCTAGGACGGCGCTATCAGGGGGCAGCAATTTGAACAGTTCGGCAATTCACGCGCTTCGGACGGAAGATCCGGATCGCGATTATTTGTTGGTGTCTGCGGGCATTTCCAGAAGGCTGCACACACGTTTGAGTGACTTGCTGAGCAGTCGACCGCTCAAGTCAAAAGCGACGGTCTTCCTCACGACCTATGGCGGTGATCCGGACGGTGGATACCGCATTGCGCGGTGCCTTCGGCATTACTACAAAGATGGTCTTCGCATCGCGGTTCCCAGCTGGTGCAAGAGCGCCGGAACGCTGGTTGCAATCGCTGGTGACGAGTTAGCGATTGGTGATCGCGGCGAGTTGGGGCCTCTGGATATCCAGGTCTTCAAGGGTTCTGAGTTGCTTGAGCGCAGTTCGGGTCTAGATATCACCGAAGCCTTGGGCTTCGTATCGGACCATGTCAGATGGGGATACCACTCCATGCTGAAGGAAGCACGGCGGATGGGGCTTTCCACCAAGCTTGCGGCAGAGATGGCTGCGCACATCGGCGCGGCTGTTGCTGGTCCTCTTCTCAACCAAGTGGATCCGCTCCGGCTAGGGGAGTTGCAAAGGGCTACCCGGATTGCACATGAGTACGGGAGCAGGCTGGATGCCTATTCGAGGAATCTTAAGCCTGATGCCCTACAATCGTTGATTTCCGGCTACCCGTCGCACAGTTTTGTGATCGACCGCAAGGAAGCCAACGACCTATTTCACCGAGTCTTTCCGCTTACGGCGGCAGAGTCGGGGTTCGTCGAGAAGTTCTGGGGGGCGTTCGCTGAACCCTTGGAAGAAGACCCTGAACTAATTGATTTCTCTAAATTTCCCATTCCCACGGTAGGTACGCCCAATGAGCCCTCTCCTGAAGCTGCAAATGACAACGTCGAAGCAGGCGCAGGCCCGGATCCAGAGCACGAGCAACAGTCCGGGGACCCACAGCCAGGTGGTGAAGGCGTACGAGTTCGCTCAGGGGTCCAGGATGGTGAAAACGGAGAGGATGCAGGCGGCGGGTCCGCTGAAGCGGGCTCTGGAGGGCTCCTTCACACGTTGATGTATCGAAGCTCGGGTCGCTGAGCTACGCGCACAAGAAAGGGCCCTTCGGGCCCTTTCTTGCTTTTCAACTGATGGCCGCCCGAATAGTGTGTCAAGTAGTTGACGGTCGGATTGGCGGCTACGGAATTGACAGGGTTATATGTCCTGTCCTAACGATTCAGCCAGGTCGCCGCCGCGTTCGCAGGATCTGCGACGGCCGGCCGTATCCTTCCGGCCATGTATTCCTCCCACGGCTTTCGCACCGCCCCAATTCCCTCTGGCTGGGTCCAGACCGGTGAGCGCTGGGCGCTCTGGTACAACGGCCGGGAAACGGCGAACATCACGCTCGATGGCGGTCCTGGCGTTCGGCTGTGGATGGAAGGCCAGAAGATGTGGCACACCAAGGAAGCGCGCGCCGCCAACGTCCGGCAGGCGAAGCGCTACGCGGAGCGCTGGTGCGCGGCCAGGCTGTATCCCGACCTGCCTCTGCGTCAGGCTGTCGCCCGGCTGACCGATAGCACGCCGATCCAGCCGCCGCCGCCACTGCCAGGTCTGCCGCCAACCCGCGAGCAGCAGCAACAGGCTCGGCGCCTGGCAGAGGCTGGGGCGAAGGAGATCGAGCGGATCAAGGAAGCGCTTGAACCGCGCCGACCTCCGAAGGAGACCAAGCCCCGCCCGAAGGACGCGCGCAAGGCGTGGATGAGGGCAGGGCTGCAGCAGATGCGCCGCGACGTGTAGGCATCAAGCAACCCGCAGCTGCACCACGTTGCCGTCGCGCAGCCTATCCAAGTAGTCCGCCCACTCCTGCATCATCCGAACCCGCTCATCGAGGTGGGTCGTGCGGTTGTAGGCACGGCCGTTCAGATCCTTCACTTCATGGGCCAGCTGGTGCTCGATGATGTCGGGGCGGAACTTCAGTACCTCGTCCAGGATGGTGCGCGCTGTCGCGCGGAAGCCGTGCCCAGTGACCGTGCCCGACTCGAACCCCATTCTGCGCAGAGCCGCAGTCACTGCGTTCTCTGACATCGGCCGTGCTTTGGAACGAGCCGAGGGGAAGACGTACTTTCCCCGTCCGGTGAGCGGCTTGATTTCCTCAAGGATCGCGAGAGCCTGCACCGACAGCGGGACAATGTGCGGTCGGCGCATCTTCATCCTTCCCTTGGGGATCGTCCATATCCGCTCTTCAAGGTCGAATTCTGCCCACTCGGCCTGTCGTAGCTCGCCAGGACGCAGAAACAGCATTGGAGCGAGGCGGAGGGCCATCCGAACCGTCAGCGTTCCAGAGTAGCCATACATAGCGCGCAGCAGGGGCGCCAGTTCGACGGGCTCGGTAACCGCGGCGTAGTGATTCTCTGGCGAGGGGGTAAGAGCGCCGCGCAGGTCCGCAACCGGGTCGCGCTTCGCCCTGCCGGTGGCGATGGCGTACCTCATCACCTGGCTGCAGTTCTGCATGATTCGGTGCGCCGATTCGATGGCGCCGCGGGCCTCAACGCGCCGAGCGACCGACAGGAAATCCGTCGCTTCCAACTCGGCCGCCGGTCGGCTTCCGACCCACGGGAACACGTCATTGGCGAACCACGCTTTGACCTTGATGCGGTACTTCGGCACCCAATCGCGCTTGGCCAGCCATTCCCGCGCAATGACCTCGAACGTGTTGGCTCCCAGTTCCGCCCGAGCCACGGCTGCCGCCTTCTTGTGCTCGCCTGGATCCACCCCGCGCGCCAGCAGCTGCCGCGCGTCGTCCCGCCGCTGCCGGGCGAGAGCCAGGGTCACGTCTGGGTATACGCCCAATGCGAGCCGCTTCTCCTTTCCGTCGAAGCGATACTTCAGCCGCCACCAGCGGCTGTCCTTGGGCGAGATCTCCAAGTACAGACCGCCGCCATCGAAGATCTTCTGCGTGCGGTCCGTTGCTTTGGCCTTGCGAATGGCCAGATCGGTCAGTGGGGGCATGTGTCTTTCAGGTCCGGGCGGATGCCCCAAAATATGCCCCCACCGTCTCACGGCCTGCAACGAACTGAAGCGAACTAGGCCGGAAAGTAAAAAAGCCCGGAAACCCTTGTGATGCGGGGGTTTCCGGGCTTCTCCGGTCCTTGACGGACCGTTCGTTGGTGGAGGTGGGCGGAATTGAACCGCCGTCCGAAGGCACTCCATCCCCAGCACTACATGCTTAGCTCACCGTTGAATCTCATCCCCGAGCAGCACGGTGTGCAAAGCGCACCCGGGAACCAGCCTG